TTCCCGTAGCTTGTGAGCTAGTGTTACACGATCAAATTTTACCGCTTCATTCATGTAAAAGACTAGTACTTCCCGAATATGATTCCTAAAAGCAATAGCTTGCTCTCGAACCAAGGGATGAGACTGATCCCCTACCTGAATAATCTTATCTAATGCCCGTTCAGCGACTTCCTCTGGGGTAAATCCACCGTGGTCTTTTGTAAATACTTGGATACCGCTAGACTCGCCTAGCCCTTGTACGCTAATCATCTGACTGGATACCTCACTTGTCCACTTCTATAGGCGTCTTGACGCTCTTTTGCATCGCCTAATTGTTTCAAATCTGCCATCGCTGCGTCATACCGACCTTTGTACATGGTCATGGTATCAGCGTCTGTTTTCATAAAATTGGCTGCTTCTAAAAGCGCACCATACAACAACACCGAATCAAAGTTATCCCCAAGCCAGGAAGTCCCTGCGGTAACAATGGACTGTGGGTAGTAGAAATAATGCAGTTCTACAGAATAGTTGGAGTCTGGGGTAGGACCTAGAATAAAGGTGTTATTGTCAAAAACAGCGTAATACTCAGGCTTGGCATAGAAAGCTGCGTCCGTGTCTGGGTAAGATTCACGGATAAAGTTAACATCTTTGTTAAGGAGATAGTGGTACTCATTTGCCGCATTAATCACCGCAAGACTAAATGTAGCCAGCCAGTCAACTGGAGTTGCTAGGTATTTATTAGCAGTAGTCACATTACCCGTAACATTCTTACGGAAAGCTGGCAGTTGCACCGTGTTATAGATGCGTTGCTCGGCAAGCTGAACAAACCTAGCAATCTGGTCGGCAGACGTAAAGGATCCTACGGTTGCTGGGAAATCGTTCTCAGCAAACCCTTTAATTGCAGAAGTTAACTGCGTATAGTTCATCCCATCTTCCCGCTAGACATTCTGCCTTTGGTTGCTGCACCAGCACCACGCATCTCAATCTTGCCGTACTTATCAACGCCTTTGCCATGAGTTTTGCTAATACCGCCAACGGAGATATTCATTTCTGACATATCTTGAGCGCCAGTCATGCCTTTAGAAGACAAGCCTTTGGCAGAGATTGTTTTACCTTTCATGGTATGGGGAGGAGCATAGACTTTAGCGTCTCCAACTTCCTTACCCATTACTTTTTTAGAGTAATTAGCCATTATCGACCCCTTCCAGCGCTTTTACGCATCATGCCTTGGTTCTTAACCTTAGCTAGATTACGACCCATTTTCTTCATGTCCATCTGGTTTTTGCCACCCATCTTAGGCTTGGCTTTCATACCAAGAACAGTAGGACCTGAGTCACCTAAATTTTTGCCTTCAGTCTTGCCTTTTTTGGCTTCTCCGTCTGCGTCTTTCTTAAACATTTTCAACTCCTTATGTTGTTGTTACCGTTACACTTCCTACCAAACAGCTTGGGGCAAGATCATTAGGAGTTAGTCCGTCATCTCTAGCACCACCAACAGGGTTCCATCCCCACTGAAAAATCCTACTACCACCTTCTGGAAAACCAACACCTTGCAGTGTATTATCGTTGCTTCCATTAAGTTGTAAACCACTTGTTCCAGATACCGTATAGCTTACATCAGGGCGTGGCTCCCGTACAGCCTGTGGATCATCAACTGGGTATAAACCTAATGACAACTGCGGCTGATCTGGATCCCAACAACTAGGACAAACCTTAATGTTCTTTATCTGTTGCTTAACAACTAACTTCTTAAGCTCCTTTAGCTTATACCGCTGACCACATCGGTCACATTCGGCAATAGCAAATTTGCCACTACTGTACTTATTAGGCATAGAATGTCGTCCTAGGAACGAACCTAGAAGCGGCTTTTTCTCTGTCCTCCGTAGAAGCCATGAGCCACTGCTCCTCGTATTCTTGCTTTAAAAATTGCACTCGTGCCTGTCCGTCTGGTAGCTTTTGAGCCATATAGAAAGCCAATCCAGCCACCATACAAGGTAATAGGCGAAAGGGAATATCAGGTTCTACCGTTCCATTAGACCCAGCATCTTGAATCCTACGCAATCTCCAATACACAAAGGTATAAGGACCGCCACCAGCATCAGGTGTGGGCCAGACATTAATAGAAGGAAGGTTCTGTATTGTAATTGCTGCACCTGTCGTATGGCTTGCAGCCGTTGTACCGTTTTGACCACGGTAGCAGTTTGTTAGAACATTACCAATGACGTTGGCATAGCTGATTGTTTCATTGTCAATCTTGATAAAACCACCGATAGGAAGGGCGCTGGCGTCACTAACTGTGATAGATGTGGTCGTAGCATTAATTGTGCCGTTTAAGGTCACAGCGGTCGTATTAGACTGTCCTGATTGGCGATTAAACCAGACTTGGATGGGGCGTCCAGTTGTTAGCTTATTGGGGATTGTAGAGTAGGTAGACTCCGAAATACGGGTAATGTTGATGTCAATCTGGTTACTAGTAACACCGTTATTCTGGCGAACTACGTGGTCTAAAAGGTCAATTGTATTAACTGGAATAGGATAAATCCCTTGCCCAGTAACCATTGCAACCTGCCCCTGCTCAATAGTCCAGAGGTTAATACCACGGTTAGCCCACTCTACGGTCAATAAGTTTAAAGACCTGCGGGCAGTCCGCATATCGTAACCCGTACGCAATTCCGTACCACAACGCTCAAATGCCTCTTCAATGAGGTTATTGAGGTCTAGATTAAAGTTTGTTGTTCCTGATGTGGTCATTTAATTGTGCTTTTAATTTGTCAATTTCAGCGTCACGTTCCTGTAATTTTCTCATGAGTCCTTCATTCATTTCTGCCCATAAGACAATTTCTTTCATGCGTTCCTTATGATCTTCAAACATAACTTTAAAGAGACGATCTGATACTTCCATTTGTCGCTCTATAAAGTCTTTCATCATTTAACTTTTCGATACGGCTTTACTTTTTGCTTTACTTTTGACGGCTGGGGTACGAACTGCTTTCCCTGTGCTTTTCCTTGCCGTTTTGCTCGTGTTGTTGCTGCGTACTCCTGTGGGCTTAGGGCTTCGATTGCCTTTTTTGGCAGGTATCTTTCCCCCGTCTCGGACGACTTCTTCCCTGACTTGGTTGTCCATTTCTGGTCTCCCCAAGCCTTTAAAGAACGCTGAGATTTTGCTAAACCACTCATTTATAACCACCGCCAGCCGCCTTATATTTTTTAGCTACCAACTGCGCTTTACGAGCTGACCATTGACCTGCGCCAGTACCATGTGTTGCAGCTGCTTTCACCTGAGAAACAATCCGTTTACGCAAGCTTGGTTTAGTGTAGTTACCAGCCGCATTAACTTTACCGCCTTCTTTGTACTGGGTAAAGTCGGTATCGTCCCTACGAGCTTTACGCTTAGGTTTACCCATCTTAGAAGGCATAATAGCGCCCATTCCACGACTCGGTCTCATATCATACGTCCTTTGGTTTTACCTTTAATACAGCAGCCATCTGCTCGTTTAGAAGCCATACCACCTTTTTTAAAGTTATCAGGTAAATCTTGCCCCTTTTTACCCCCACCTGTATGTTTGTCAAGAATTGATTGAAATCCTTGGTCAGCAGGTTTCTTACGGACATTGTCCGTTGGGTTAGGGTTCTGTTTAGCTGGTGTTGCTGGAACAGAAGGGACAGGATTAACACGCTTAGTCATTACGCTCTAGTCTTACCACGAATAGCACAGCCATCAGCCCGCTTTGATGCTGAAGATACTTTTCCGCCAGACTTAAACTCACGTTTAAATTGTGTACCTTTACCAAAAGCATCCTCCATAGGACCTGTAGAGAGGTAACGCTCCTTGCGGGCGTCTTGTTCTTTTTTAGGTAGTTTAGAGATTGTGTCAGCTTCTTTAGCGGATCTTTCTCCAGCCTCTTTTTTAGCACGGCTAGATAGAATCTTCTTGCCTATCATGCGAGCAGCGCCATAACCAGCGCCTAGAGCTGCAGCGGCTTTACCAATAGGTAGAAAGTCTTCAATCCCTACACGCTCCAAACCTTTTTCTTGCGGTGGTTTAGAAGTAGTTGTTTTTGGCTCCGCTTTAGGGGTAGCTTTGGGGGCAGCTTTTGTTTTGGCAACAGGAGGCTCTTTTACTAGCTCACTGCTAGGCTCATTTTGCTCCCGCACATACTTCATCGCACGGGCGCGCACATCGTCGCCAATACCAGGGTTTTGCCCTTCTTTAGACTCAAACTCAGTCTCGCCGCCGTCTTGAAACTTACGCATTTTCTTTTTCATGTTAGCAAGCTCCGCCATTTTTCATTTTAATCATTTTGCCTTTGGTCTTACCTTTGATCTCAATGCCACCACCTTTAGCCATGCCATGCATCTTCTTCTCATGCCCTTTAACGGCTTTGGCAGCAACCTTCTTCATCATTGGCTTATCTTTGGAAATGTCTGAATGTTTCACGTTACCGCCTTTCTTCATGTAGCCCATTTTGTTGCGTACTTCTGTGGGCAGTTTGGATAATCCTGGGTTGCTATCAGAATCAACTTCTTTCAAGCCACCAGCTTTAAATTTACGTCCTTTATCTGCTTTCATAAACTCTTCTCCTACGGATTTGGATACGCCAACTTTTTTGGCAAATTTTGGATTGTTAGCGACAGCAGCCATAAATCCGTGTTGTTTTTTGCTGACGCTAGGCATTATTTTTGCCCCCAATAACCAGCTACAAAACCAACAATACCCGTGACAAAGCTGACAAAACCGCCAATCGCTAGTAGCGTCTTCCACCCACCCTTAGCTTCAGATAATGTCTTCTGAATGCCTTGGATTGCTAACTTGATTTCTTGCATTTCTTTGACCATTTTATCCATGTCGTCCTGCAAGTGTTGAATATCATTAGCATGGGTTGCTAATTCACGGGCGGTTTTGATTGGGTCCATCTCGCTCATACCATTTTCCCTTTAGTCTTGCCTTTGATGGCACATCCATCAGCACGTTTGGAAGCAGAGGATACCTTGCCACCTGACTTATAGTTAAATTTTTTAGCTTTTATCATTTTGTCCAAAGGCATCGGATCACCACCGCCACCGCCACCACCACTTCTACCTTTTTTCTCATATGGGGCTAAATTACGTCTATCAACATTTTCTTTTATTTGATAGTTTGAAACATCTTTTTCGTAGTCTTTTGGTTTGCCCATATAAGGCAGTTCTGTTATTTTTGTGTCGCTCATATCATTTTCCCTTTGGTCTTGCCACGGATCTCGCAGCCACCGCCACGAACTGCTCCGCCTTCTTTGCAGTTCCAAGCACGTAATGACTTGTTGATGCGGCTATCTGGGTCGTTAGCGGTTTTAGCAGATGTGAGCTTTTTCTTCATACCTGACATTCTGGCGCAAAATGACTTCTTTCTTGAACCTCCTTCTGGTTGTGGTCGTTTTAATCCAGGCTTACCAGGATTGGCTGCGTTGTACGAAGCTCTACCCTTGGCGTTTAAACCACCTTCAGGGTTTTTGCCCTCTTTGCGTTGCCACGCAGGAGTCTTAGCCATAGTAAATTTGTACCGAATCCATATTGGAAATTTCTGCATACACCGATGTATTTGCCCGTAGTCCTTCACCTGGAATAGTTGGTGTATTACTAAAATAATCGCCAGCAAAGCTTTCGTAGGTAAGAATCCACCGACCAACTGCATATATAGCCGCAGTACTTGTAATTGTGCGTGAGTTAATATCGGTTAGCGTAAAGGTATCTGCGCCCGTTCTAGTGAT